AGCCTGTATTGAGACCAGTGATGAAAAGCATGTAATACATTTCATTCCATTCTCTCAGGTAGTCCTTCATGGCTTGAATGTCATCCGTGTCCTTTATAGGTGAGACCTCTTCCATACGCTTCCCCCTTTCTATATTAAAATTGATTTTCATAAGGAATTGGGAGTGCAGGAATCGAACCTACTCCTACTGTTTTCCGCCAGTACGCTCTACCGTTTGAGCTAACTCCCTAACCACTATTAGGAGACCCTCTCATCCATGATGTGATTATCATGAACAAGATTATAGTATTTTATTTTGCGTGAGAATACAATATCTTATATTCTCAATTTATAGTACACCTTTCATTCTGGCATACGTTTCCAAGATGCCAGCACGCTTGCGGTAAATCGTGGCATTGCTGACAAATTGCTTTTCTGCAATTTCTTCCCAATCAAGATTGGCTTGTCCCCATCTTAGGTAGAAAATATCAAGCTGCTCTCCTGTCAGTTGTTTTTTGAAGGATTCAACAGTCTCTTTGAACAGCTCAAGATTCTTCAGAGTCACATCAGTAGCAAATTTCATCACTGTGTTTTCTGTTGGTTTGCTGATTCCAGATTTACCACCCCCAACAAGGTCATCACCATTCTTTGCCATCAATTCTGCTTTGCGTGTCCAGATTGCCCGGTCAATTCCACGAAAATTGAATAATTCTTGATCTAGGTTAAATAATTCTCGGTTGTTTAATTTTTTCATTCAGTAACCTCTCTTTGATAGATTTCTACTATCCCTTTGCCTTTTAATTTCTCACAGTGAGCAAGTGCTTCATGTCTAGTTTCAAATTCAACTTCAATGTATTCAGCTAAATGCTTAGGATCAATCCAGCTTGAATGACCGTGATACTTTCTTACAACATACATCTTCATTTCTTTCTCCTGTTTTTAAAAGCTATCACACTAGCCCAGATTAGACCAGATATCCAGACCAGTGTGAATAGTATGTAGATAAAGTTTTGAAAGTCCATCCCACTACCACAATACACCTTTCAATTTATTGAATTCTTCCTTTGAAATATCTGATTTAAGAGTTATTTCAAAGTTTCTAAAGCTAATTTCACCAGTTGACAATTTACTTGCACTAACACTTCCAGAATCAATGTTTTTAGCATCTGGAATATATTCTTCAATAATGTTTCCCATTCCAATGAATGTCTTACCGCCATCTGTACTGAATTTCAGTCCTATCGGACGGCTGTTATACATTTTACGGTACTTTCTAATCAGTCGTTTTCTCGCTTTATTTAATGACATGTCTTGTCTCCTTTGTAATTCTATTTCTTTCTGCTCTCAATTTTAAACTAGTGTTAACGCCAAAATATACCAGTGTTATTTCTTCTTCCCACTGACTCTTAGTGTATGGGTATCTGTTTGGTCGTGTCATTCTGTTACCTCAAGCAATTCGGGATTTTCCAGCGAATTCCCGATGATTTCAAAGTGATAATAAGAGAGATATAATGGATGCCACTCGGTTGTTCTATTTTGCAATTCGTCTACAAACTCATAGATGAAACTCGCATAAGACCCGTGCCATTTAACAATGACTTTTCTGCCGTTATAATCAAGGATATCTTTTTCAAAGATTTCCTTGCCATTCTTGTCTTTGAGTCCTGTTGATTGCATGAGTTCAACATCACTGAAATCTCTCCAATACTCACCGAAGTCATCGTATAACCGAACACCTTTGGTATCTATATAAATCCTATCAACGACTGACATTCTCTTTCGCCAGCTATCCCACGCTTTATATCTTGGAATCATTCCGTTACCTCCTCTTTCTCATTTGATTTCTTTAGAATGGTAATTTGTCATCTGTGATGTCCATTGGGCTTGTGTAGCTTGGTGGCATCTGTTCCGTCATGCTATTTTGATTTGCAGTATTGTCACGCTTTTCCAGAACTTGGAAACTTTCTGCGACAACTTCAGTCACATATACACGCTGCCCTTGCTGGTTCTCATAATTTCTTGTTTGGATTCGTCCTGTGATCCCAACCAACATCCCTTTTCTCGTCCAATTGCAGAATCGTTCTGCCTGTTCTCGCCACATCACACAGTTGATAAAATCTGCATCATACTCATCATTTGCATTTTTGAAATTTCGATTACATGCAATATTAAATTGAGCGGTTGCAATGTTACTAGGTGTGTAGCGTAGTTCTGCATCTCTGGTCAATCGACCAATAAGAGTTACATTGTTAATCATTATTATCCTCCGACATTATTCATTTCAGCAGCTTCTTTGAGCGCTTCTGCTTTCTTGCGTTCCTGCATTTGATATTCTTGATTTAATTTATTTAAGATTGTATCTTGTGCAGTGTTTTGTTCAGCTAATCTCTGGATGCTCAATTCATGTTCCTGAATCGTCCATTCCATATCTTTGATCTTATTTTCTTGATCTACTAATCTAGAATTGAGATTGATAGCAATGACCAGTGAAATAACTGCCAATGAGATCAAGTTGATGATCAGCCAATTGATTTTACTTTTCATCTTCAATTACCCTTTCTAGCCTAAACTGACCAGCCTCTCTTCCTCGTTCATTCAAGTGTATATAATACTTGAGAAGTGAGACATCTTTTCCTGTGATCTTGCTCAATTCTTTCAGTGGAGCTGTACAGATGTACTTCCCTTGATCAAAGAATCTATAATCCGTCAATTCTTCTGGATCTCCCATCAATGTCTTTTCATCAATATTTAAGAATTTGCATAATTCTTGGACATGAGCTGGTTTTATATTCTTGTTTGTGATCCACTGCTGAATTGTATTTTGATTTCTATTCAATTTTTTGGACAGCTCTTTGCGTGTTAATCCTTTACCAAGGATCAACAATTGCAATTGTTGACGAAAGTGATCCATCTGATTTCTCGTGTAATCTCTCATGGTGTCACTCCTTTTCATGGCTGTTCTTCAAATCTTCAATAAGCCATTCAAGATATTTCTTAGCTTTATCTAGATCTTCAAGCCCGTTCTTCTTCTGGAATCTACAAAGATATTTGATAGCATTTCCCCAATAGAAGCCCTGAACTCCTTTCAGGTTTCCTGCAAAGTTCCGGATGACATCAATGGATTCTAGACCATACTCACCACAATAGTGATTTGGCTTATTCACTGAATCATTCATCTCTTCTAAAATCTGTTCAAATGACCGTTCTTTCATTTTAGTCTTTCCTCCTTAATCCAAATTCCGTCAACCAATTTCCCTTTGCGGTTCTTTATTTCTTCATAGGCTTTATTTAAGCATCCCAAAAAATCATAGTTGAGCATTTGAGAAATTCGCATCAACTCATGCACTACGCTTTTGAGTTGGTAGCCTTGACGGTTGAAGTATGATGCTAGTGCTTGATCCATCATCAATACAAAATAATCTTCTGTTTTTGCAGCTTCTGAGAAAATGAATTTTTCTTGTTCAGGGAAGATTTCTTTTGTGTTGATTCCAAGTTGAAGAGTTAGCCCAATCAATACAACAGTGATGTCTCCAATACTGTCTTTGGTCACTTCTTCATCTTTTTCAGCAATGCCTCTTGACAGCTCTCCGATCTCTTCATAGAGCTTCAGGAATTGCTTATTGGGTTCTTGAGTGTGTAAATTGCGATCATAGAACCATTTTTGAACTTTTGAAATTAGATCCTTTAGTTTGTTATTTTCCATTCGTTAATACCTCCGACTTTCCATAGTTTCAGGAAATTTAAAAATGTGTTTGCTTGCTCCTTTGAAAATTCGGTCAGCAAGTGCTTGATTGTAAATTGTTTTGATGTCATTACTTGACAAGTTAGTGTTGAAGAATGTTGTTTGCCTGTTATCCAATATTTTGAATAGCACCCTTTGTCTCCACTCGTTCGCTTCTTTGAGATTGGTACTCATGCTACTTTCTTTCCCTAAATCGTCCAAAAAGAGAAAGTCAACTTTGCTGAGTAGGTCCACAGCATAGTTTTCTGTGAATTCTCCTCTGCCATTAAAGCTTTCTTCAATCTTATTGAAGA